TTCATGCCCGAGGTCTACAGGACAATCCAGCGCTATGCAGAGAAAGACGCCAGGGTGTGGCGTCTGGTGCGGATGGGGTTGGCTGGCCGGCCTGGCTGCTTTTGGGCCACAGAGGCGGGGCAGGTGGCAGGTACGCCCTTCACCAAGCTGAGCCGGACTGTCGAGGTCTCGCGCCTCATCTCGCGAATGGGCTGTGCACACGTCTGCATCATCGCCGGCCATGGTGATCTGGGGGCGAATTGATGGCACGCATCGAGCACATCAAGCGCAAGCTGGACAACTGGGCGTTGTGGAAATCCCGGCTCAACAGCACTGGCCTCGGGTTCCATTCGGTCAGCGTGCTGGCCGTCGATGTCTGGGGCCGCAACAGCTACGGCGGTTGCCAGATTCCACACATCGACCAGGAGGCCGAAGAGGTGGACAAGGCGGTGCAGGAAATGGAGCAGGCAAAGCGCCATCTCTATGCAACGGTTTGCGACTACTACCTGCTGGATCTGGGTGTGTCGGAGATTGCCCGCAACATGGGGAAGGGACCGAGCACCATCCATGCCCAACTTGGCCAGGCCGACCAGTTCATTGACCGCTGGCTGCAGGAGCAGCAGCGCATCAGGGAGGAACGCGAGGCGCTGGCCCGTGGCCGTGAGTACATGCGACGCGCGGGGAGTTTTCCACCATAGAGAGTTGGGCTACATTTGCGGCAAGCTAGTGCTCAGTGCCCCTAACCGCTGAACACTTGCCAGCCCCGCCCGGTGCAGACCCGGCGGGGCTTTTCTTTAAGCCGGGCTCTTTTTATTTCTGGAGGTGCTATGGACGATGAAGGTAGGGCTGTAGCTCAGCCTGCTGAGGCGCACGCGCCATTACCCGTGATCGATTCTTCGCATCCCTTGAGCAACCATCCGGCCAACTTCCAGCGCGAGGTTGGCGAGGCGGCAATGTTGCCAAAGACCTGTACCAAAAGGATCACGGTTGTCGGCGATTCATGTGGAGGTGGCGGCAGCGTGCTGCCGGCCTCAGACTCCAGCCCCGATGGCGTAGCGCTCCTCGTGCAGCTGCTGGCCGACGAGTTGCGTACGCTGCGGCAGGAAGTGCAGACCATGCGCGAAGCTGCTGCACATGGTGTAGTTCCAATGCGTGTGGAATGCTACCCGGGATGAGAGGCCATATCGATCACAAGTAGCGTCTCATGTTGCTTGGCGATCCAGCGGCGACCAGTGACGACGAATCGTTGATCTGAATCTGGGTATGCGAAGACGTCGCCTGTTTGGGGCACTCCAGTAAGAGACGTGAAAGCTACCCTCTGCATGTTTTCTGATCCTGTGCCATCCGGGAAGCTTAGTACTACCTTGGTTTCGAGACTCATGTTCGCCCTCCTGGCGATAGGTTGTGTGGAAGCTCTTATCGTATGCCAGCAGGGCAATTCATTTAGTCGGTTGACTTGCCAGCGCCGGATCCGTAACCGGCTTTATGCCAGCCCCATCAAGCCAGTTTTGATGGGGTTTTTCTTTGTCCCCCTCGGAGCATCTATGACGCCGGAGACCCGCCGAGCCATCAGTCGTCAGGACCACGATGAGCGGCGCGGTTCCGCCTCCTCGCGTGGCTACGGTGCGGCCTGGCGCGCTGCTCGGGACCAGTTCTTGCGGGATCACCCGCTTTGTGCTGAGCACGGAAAGCGTGGCGAGTCGATCCCGGCCCAGGTCGTGGATCACATCGTGGCGCCGCGCCTGGCTGAAGCTCGGGAATCTGGAGACCCGGAGCGCATGGGCGAAGCGCAGCGGCTTTTCTGGAGCCGGTCAAACTGGCAGCCGCTGTGCAAGCTGTGCCACGACTCGGACAAGCAGCGCCTGGAGAAGTCCGGGCGTGTCGCCGGCTGCGGGCCTGATGGTCGCCCGCTGGACCCGCGTCATCCGTGGAATCGGCCCGCCGCATCGACGATTTCGGCGTTTTTGGCCCGACCTGGACAAAACTGGCTCCGAGGGGGTAGGGGGGTGAAAAACTTTCGCCCTTTTTAGCAAGAGACCGACCGTTCCTCTCCGTACGCAAAATGCGGGAAATATGGGGAGGGGGGGTATACGACAGGAGGCACCTCGATGGCTGGAAACGCCAATTCCGGGCGCAGTGCAAAACCGCCGTTCCTGCATCTGGCGGGTGGCAACCCCGGAAAAAAAGACGCGGCTGCACTGCTGCGCGAGCAGGAGGCCAACACAGTTTCCGCCAGCGAGCCTGACATGCCCGAGGTGCTTACGCCGGAAGCGCGGGAAGAGTGGAAGCGCGTGATGCCCGACTTGCTGCTGCTGGGCTGGGTGCACCGTATCGATGTCATGGCGCTTTCGTCCTACTGCGAGGCGGTGGCCGACTGGCGGCGCTTTCGCGCGCTGATCGTCAAGAAGAATGCAGAGCAGGCCGAGGCCGGCGATGTGCAGACCTATGCGACGGGCGCCAAGCAAATCAGCGTGTGGCGGCAGCTCGCCAACGATGCCGAGAAGCGGGCGAACGCCGCCGGCGCGTTGTTCGGAATGTCGCCCCTGGCGCGACGAAACATGAAGGCCCAAGCGGCGCCGCAAGGGGAGTTGTTCGGCAATGACGAAAAGGACGCTGCCGCTCGCTACTTCTGACTGCCGAGTGAAGAAGTTCGCCCGCCGCGTGCTGCAGGGGCGAATCATTGCAGGGCCGTATGTGCGGGCCGCGTGCAAGCGCCATCTGCAGGATCTGAAGCAGGGGCACAAGCGTGGCCTGGTGTGGGATCAGGCGGCGGCAGACCGAGCCATCGGATTTTTCGAGGATGTGCTCAAGCTCAACGGCGGCGAATACGAAGGCAGGCCTTTCCTGCTGGCCCCCTGGCAGGCCTTCATCGTGGGCAGTCTGTATGGCTGGTACACCGAGGACGGCTACCGGCGCTTTCGCGTGGTGTACATCGAGACCGGCAAGGGATCGGGGAAGAGCCCGCTTGTCGCTGGAATCGGGTTGTACGGCCTGACGGCGGACAAAGAACAGCGCGCCGAAATCTACGCTGCCGCGACAAAGAAGGACCAGGCTCAGATCCTGTTCCGCGATGCCGTGGCGATGGTCAACCAGTCGCCGCATTTGCAATCGCGCCTGGTGCAGTCGGGCCGTGATGAGAAGGTTTGGAACCTCTTCTATGCGGAGACGAACAGTTTCTTTAAATGCATCTCTGCAGATGAAGGGCAGTCCGGCCCGCGTCCCCATGTCGGGCTGATCGATGAGGTGCATGAGCACAAGACGGCGACGGTGATTGACATGATGGTGGCCGGCATGAAGAGCCGCCGGCGTGCCATGGTGGTGATGATCACCAACAGCGGCAGTGACAAGACGACGCCGTGCGGCCAGTACCACGACTACGGTGCAGACGTGTGCACTGGGCGTGCACAGGATGACCATTTCTTTGGCTTCATCTGCTCGCTGGACAAGGGCGATGACCCGTTCAAAGACGAACGGTGCTGGCCGAAGGTCAACCCGTCGCTGCGCTTTCGCCTGGCAGGGCAGCGCGAGGGCATCCCGGGCTATCAATATCTCCGTGCCCAAGTGCAGAACGCGCGAGGCATGCCGGCGAAGCTGGCCAAGGTTTTGCGCCTCAATTTCTGTGTATGGACACAGGCTGAATCGCCATGGCTCGACTGGGAGATATGGGCGGCGGCCGAGGGGAGGGTGCCGCTGCAGCTGCTGCGACATCGCAAGGCGGTGGGCGCGCTGGACCTGTCCAGTACGACCGACCTTACGGCATTCGTTCTGCTGTTCTTTCCGACGCTGGAAGATCCCTACTGGCGGTTGATGCCGTATTTCTGGATTCCGGATCACGACCTGGACGAGCGGGAGAAACGCGACAAGGTGCCGTATCGGCAGTGGATTGCCGAGCGCTGGCTGGAGACAACGCCAGGCCGAGCGGTGAGCCGGCTGTTTGTGCTGCGGCGCCTGCAGGCCATCAGCGCCTATTTCACGGGGCTGGAGCGCATCGCGTTCGACCGTTGGCGTATCGAAGACGTGATTCAGCTGATGGCCGAGCACGGGATAACACTGCCGCCCCTGATTGGCTTCGGTCAGGGCTATGAGTCTTTCGGGCCGGCCGTCGATGAATTTGAACGCCGGCTGCTGGGTGCGCCGGTGGATGCGGGAAGTGCGGACGAGCCGGCCGAGCCGCTCGCCGAAGTGGAGCAACTGCGCCATGACGGCAACCCGGTGCTGACTTGGAACGCCGCAAATGCGGTGTTGACCCATGACCCGGCCAATAACCGCAAGGTGGACAAAGCCAAGTCCGTGGGCCGTATTGACGGCGTTGTGGCCTCAATCATGGCCTGTGGCATCAGCGGCAAGGGCCGCAAGCTGGGCGGCCCGTCCGTCTATGACAAGGGGATCAAGATATGAAGTTTCAGCTGCCGAGTTTTCGGGTGGCACTGGTGCTGCTGTCGCTGCTGTGCGGCCTGCTGGGCTTCGGCTTGGTGGTGGCGGGCATCTGGCGCATGCACCCACCAACTGCCATGGTGGTGGCGGGCGTGGCCCTGGTTGCCTACGCTTGGCGTGTTGACCGCGCCGCATCTGGGCTGGCTGCGCTGACGGTTGCGCGCGGGGAGGGATAAGACATGTTCTTTTCGTCCTTGGTTGGCGCCAATGAGGGCTTGGTTTCTGACGGCTCCAGCGGCTTTTGGCGTGGACTGATCGGCGCCGCTCGCAGCAGCTCCGGCATGCGTGTGACGCCAGAAACTGCACTGGCCCTGCCGATCATTCAGAACTGCGTCACGCTGCTTGCCGAAAGCCTGGCGCAGTTGCCGCTGGAGTTGTATGAGCGCAAGGGTGGCGGGCAACGCGAGTCTGCGAGCAGCCATCCTCTTTATCAGGTGCTCCGGTTCAAGCCCAACCCGTTCCAGACGCCGTATGACCGGGTGGAGCTGTCGCAGATGTCGGCAGGCCTGCGGGGCAATTCGTACACGTTCATTGAACGTGGGCGGGACGGCCAGGTGGCGCAGCTGTGGCCCCTGGATACGGCAAAGGTGACGGTGCTCAAGGGGCCTGACATGCTGCCGTACTACCAGGTGGCTGGCGTGTCCGATCCTCTGCCTATGCGCCTGGTCCATCACGTTCGATGGCATTCCCACAACGGCTATGTCGGGCTGTCGCCTATCGAGCTGCACGCCGACTCCATCGGCCTGGCTCAGGCGGTACGCCAATACACCGGCAAATCGTTCGCTAACGGCGTCACGCTGTCAGGGGTGATCGAGCGGCCGAAGGAAGTCGCCGCGATCAAGGAGCAGGGCACCATTGACTCCATCGTGAACCAGTGGGGCAGCAAATTCAGCGGCGTGGACAACGCCAGGAAAGTGGCGCTGCTGCAGGAGGGCATGACCTTCAAGCCGGTGTCCATGAGCAATGTGGACGCGGACGTGGCGGCCATCCTCAAGCTGTCGGGCGTGGACGCGGCGCGCATCTACAAGGTGCCGCTGCCCATGGTCAACGACCTGGACAAGGCCAACTACAACACGATTGAGCAGCTGCTGATTCACTTCGTGGTGTTCGCATTGTTGCCCTGGGCCAAGCGGCATGAGCAGGCCATGATGCGCGACTTTCTGCTGGACGATGAGCGGCCGCGCTACTTCATTGAATTCAACCTGTCGGGCCTCATGCGGGGCGATCAGAAGAGCCGCTATGAGGCCTACGCCATTGGGCGGCAATGGGGCTGGCTCTCTGTCAACGACATCCGGCGCCTGGAAAACCTGCCGCCCGTGGCCGGCGGCGATACCTACCTGCAGCCGCTCAATATGGTTGCGGCGGGTGCTGCGGCGCCCGATCCGAAGAATCCCGCAGTGCGGGCACAGCTGGAGATCCAGCGGCAAGAAATCGAAAGGCTCCTGACCCAATGAAAAGCTATCTTCGCGCAGCGGGCCTGCTGTTCAATCAGCCGCTGCTCACTACCTCGGATGCCATGGACATGGCGGTGCGCTGGGCCAATCAGGTGATGAGCCTCAACATCATCAATCTGGCCCCGGTGGCAGAGCCCCGCATGTGGCACGACGATGATGACTATGAGTCGCGCATTGCCCGCGAAGAGGAACGGCGCCGGGCCAACCTGCAGGCCACGGGCGTGCAGGTGATCCCCGTCCATGGGCTGCTGGTCAGCCGTGCGGCGCACCTCAATGTCTGCGAGACCATGACCAGCTACGAGGATCTGCGCAGCCAGCTGCGCCAGGCGGTGGCTGATCCCCTGGTCGAGCGCATCGTGCTGGACATCGACAGCCCGGGGGGAGCGGCCACCGGCGCATTTGAGCTGGCGGCGGATCTGCGGTCCATGGCTTTGCAAAAGCAAATCATCGGCCTGGTCAATTTTTCGGCCTACAGCGGCGGCTACCTGATCGGTGCGGCGTGCACCGAACTGGTGGTAAGCCGCACCAGCGGCGTGGGCAGCATCGGAGTGATCGCCAAGCACATGGACCGCTCGGCCATGCTGGAGCGAGAAGGGATCAAGGTCACGACCGTATATGCCGGCGCGCACAAAAACGACCTGTCGCCGCATGAGCCGCTGACAGAACAGTCCATGAAGTTCCTGCAGGAACTGGTCAACGAAGGCTATGACATGTTCGTGAACGCCGTGGCCGAGTACCGGGGCCTGAGCGCCTCTATCGTGCGCGCCACTGAGGCCGGTCTCTACCGTGGCCAGACCGCTATCGCCGCTGGCCTGGCCGACCGGTTGCAGACCCCCACCGATGCCCTGGACGGTATCACTCGCGCCGTGGCCGAAAGCCGCGCCAATCGACCCGCGCCTGGCCGGTTGGCTGTGCGTGCTGCTGCAGCCCATCTGCAATCCCAGATCTGACCGCGTTCGCGGCAGTTTTCCGGCCCGCCTCGGCGGGCTTTTTTCATTGCTCTTTAGGAAGCAAAACCATGTCCCTTGTGACCCAACTGCGTAGCGAACGCGCCCAGCTCAATGACACGCTGCAGGCCCTCGCAAAGAAGGATGCCGCCGGCGAGCAACTGTCTGCAGAAGAGCTGCAGCAGTTCACATCGCTGGAAACCCAAATCGGCGAGCTGTCCGCCAAGATCGCACGCGCCGAATCCGCCGAACGCCTCAATGCCGCGGCGGCGGTGCCCGTCAACGAAAGTGCGCGCGGCATCAACGGCCCGCCCGCCGGCGCCCACGTCACCGTGACCGACAACGCCCCGCCGGGCGCATCCGTCGCCCAGGTGGCGCGCCTGCTGGCCGCTGCTGGTGGCAACCAGCAGCATGCGGCCCAGATGGCGCAAGAGGGCGGCTTCGGGCAAGACATCGTGCAGACCCTGAGCACGGTCACTCCGGGTGCGGGTGGCGTGCTGATCCCCGCCAACATGGCCGCCTCGGTGATCGAGGCGCTGCGCCCTCGCTCTGTCGTGCGCTCCATGGGGGCGGTCAGCCTGCCCCTGGTCAACGGCAACATGACGCTGCCGCGCATCAAGGACTCCACGGTGGTGGGCTACATCGGCACCGAAACCGATATCCCGGTGACCGACATGACCTTCGCGGACATGAAGCTGCAGGCCAAGAAGATGGGCGCCCTGGTGCCGATCAGCAATGACCTGCTGTCGTTCGCTGGCATCAATCCGCGTGTGGACAGCATCGTCGCCAATGACCTGCTGATCAGCACCGGCCTGGCCGAGGATCTGCACTACATCCGCTCGGCGGGCAGTGCCCTGCTGCCCAAAGGCCTGCGCTATTGGGCGCTGCCGGGCAACGTGGTGGACGCGCCCGTCGATCCAGACCTCAAGGCCATCGATCTGTTCCTGGGCGGCCTGATGCTGCGCCTGGAAGCCGCCAATGCCGCGATGGCCAACTGCGGGTGGCTGATGCATCCGCGCACCATCCGCTGGCTGCAGTCGCTGCGCGACGGCAACGGCAACAAGGCCTATCCCGAGATCGATCAGGGCCAGCTCAAGGGCTACCGCTTCGGCCTGTCCACGCAGATCCCGGTGAACCTGGGCGCCGGCGGCGATGAGTCGGAAATCTACTTCGTGGACTTCTCCGATTGCTACATCGGCGAAACGGGGCAGCTGTCCATCGCCTACAGCACTGAGGCCTCCTACAAGGACGCGGGCGGAAACATGGTGTCCGCCTTCCAACGCGATCAGACCCTGGTGCGTGTGATCGCGCACAACGATTTCGGCGTGCGCCATGTCGAGTCCGTTGCGGTCGGCGCCAAGTTGAAGTGGGGCGCGGGCATGTGAGATGACGCCCCGGCAGGCGCCGGGGCGCAACCAATCGAAAGGACAAGGCGATGAGCAAGCAAGAAGCAGGCAAACAAGAGATCGTTGCGGTGGTGTTCCTGAAGCACTGGCGCGGCTACAACCCGGGCGAAACCGCAGCATTTCCGGCGGACCAGGCGGACCGCCTGGAAGCGGGTGAGGTGGCCGAGAAATCGGGCACGGCCAGCAGTGCAGCAACCAGCGGACGCAGTGCACGGGGTGCGGGGCGCGGCGGCAAGTCCGCAGCGCGTGATCAGGCGCAAACGGTGGACCCCGAAAACGGTGGTGACGGCGCGCCGCCTGTCGCTGCACCTGCTGCTGCCAGCACGGAGGCAGGGGCGGGCGATACGGGCAACCTCAACGCTGACCGGCCCTGACCATGGCCCGGCGCAAGCGTTACGCAGGCGAGCCCGTGCTGTCTGCGGCCGAGGTCGCGCAATGGTGCCGCGAGCACATCGATGACCTGCAGCGCTCGCTGGTGGAAAACATCATCGTGCCGGGCGTGACGCAGATGTGCGAGGCGGAAACCGGGGCGGCCATCCGTACGGCTGAGTATGTCGAAGACTGGCCGCAAGACCGTTTGGGCAATGTGCTGGATGTCGGCCAAGTGCGGTCCATCAGCAGCGTGAGCCTGCTGCGCGCTGGGGCAGATTCGATCCCGGTTGAGGGCTTCGAGCTGGAGGTGGACCAGCGTGTCGGCCGCCTCGTTTTTGCGGGCGGCCGGCCATCTGGCCGTCTGCGCATCGAGTACGTGGCTGGGGTCGATCTTGACGCATACCCATCGGTACGCACCTGGCTGCTGCTGCAGGCGGGGACGCTGTATCAACAGCGGGAAGCCCTGGTGACCGGAACCATTGTTTCCGAACTTCCCTTGAAATTCCTGGGCAGTATGCTGGCGGAGATCGCCGTGCCGCCCCGATTCTGAAAGGTGGGCCATGCTGCAATCAGGAAGGCTCAGGCGCCTTATCGTGATAGAGGCCCTCCAGCAGGGCAAGGACAAATCAGGAGGCAGTGAGCAGGTATGGATTCCGGTCACGCCAGCAGATGGCATCTATGCCGGGCACACCAGCGATTCGGGCACATTGCGTCCCGCCACCAAGGCGGCGGGGGGCGAGGTTCCCGTGTCTGCGGAGGTGTTCACACTCCGGTGGCGCGATGGCATCAGGGCCGGTATGCGCGTGGTCAGTCGCGGTCTGTACTACCAGATTCGACATGTCAAAGATTTGGCGGATCGCCATGAAACGCTGATCCTGACCTGCGAAACGGGGGTGCGCGATGGCTGACAAACCCGATGTCACAGGCGTGCCCGACCTGACCGCAGCGTTCCGCGAAGTCCGTGAGGACATGGCGCAAAAGGTCTCGCGCCGCATGGTGGTCGCCGGGGGCAAGGTGATCACGGAGCGCGCCAAGGCGATTGCCAAGGCGAACGGATCAGTGATCACCGGCGCCATGGTCGAGAACATCGCCATCAAGCGCGAGCCCAACGCCCCGGACGGAACGGCGCAGTACCACATCGGGGTGCGCCACGGCCGCGACCAGACCAAGCGCGTACAGGCCAAGGGGCAAAAGCGCCTGGTCGTGAGCCGAGGACGCATCAAGGTGCGGCGCGACAACGACCCGTTCTATTGGCGCTGGGTCGAGACCGGCCGCCGTGTGGTCCCCGCATCGGTCAAGTCCGGCACCACGACATACACCCAGCGGCTGCGCAATGGCCGCGTGGTGGTGCGCTCGCGCAAGTACGAGGCCTCAAGCCTGCGTGCTCGCCGGCGTGCTGCATCGCAGGGCGTGGTCGGCCGCAAGCCGTTCATTGAGCCCGCGCTGCAGCAGGAGCGTGACAACGCCATCACGGCCATGGACCGGGCGCTGCAGCGCTACCTGGCCAGCGAAAGAAAGAAGGGAGGCGCATGACGGCAGCCCCGAGCATCCACCAGCGTTTGCTGCCTGTACTGGAGTCTGCGCTGGGCAATACATGGTGGCTTGAACTGCCGGCGCGTCCTACCTGGCCGGCGGCAGTTTTCAGCGTCGAGACGGCACCGGAGCCCGGATGGTGCGCCGGCGGCGGCTACGACGCACACGACGCCACGGTGATCGTGCTCAGCCGCAGCGCGGTCGAGCTGGACACCCTGCTGCCGACCAGCGGCGGCGGCAGCGTGCGCGCGGCTGTCGAGGCCATGGAGCACTACCAATGGGAAGTGGGCTGCGAGGACGCGGACTATGAAGACGATCCGCAGGTCTACGCCCGCGCCCTGATCGTGCGCTTGCGCACGCCCCGATTCACCACAGCAAAGGACACGCCATGACGGCAAAGAAAGACAAGGACGAGGCAGTGCACACGTCTGCACCGGCACCGCAGAACGCCAAGCCGGCGAAGCCCGCGCACCACCAGGCCACTACTCTGCCGCCCCCCGATGAATTCCACGGCAAGGCGGGCCGCTACGTGCGCGACCCCGCCACCGGCCTGCGCGTGCCGCAGGACTGATCGCCAGCCCTATCCCTCAACCTCTGAAAGGAACCCCCATGGCAAAGTCCATGAAACAGATGCTGCTGCTGGCGATGGTCCAGACGGCGGCGGGCGCAGCAGCCACGCCCACGGCGGCGGCCAATGCCATCCTGTGCCGGGCGCTGATGCCCGAGCCCATCACGGCCGACCAGGTGGCGCGTGATCTGATCCGCCCCTACAAGGGCAACAGCGGCAAGCTCACGGCCGGCGAGCATCGCAAGCTGTCGTGCGAAGTGGAAATCGCCGGCAGCGGCACGCCGGGCGTGGCGCCTGCCTATGGCGACCTGCTGCAGGCCTGCGGCTTCGCGGAGACCGTCACGGCCGGCACCGATGTGCAGTACACGCTGGTGAGCGGCGGTGAGCCGCTGCTGACGCTGTATGGCTATCTGGATGGCACGCTGTTCAAGCTCGTGGACGCCAAGGGTACGGTCAGCTTCGAGCTGAACCCCAAGGGCATTCCCGTCATGAAATTTGAGTTCCTGGGCGCCTACTCCAAGCCGGAAGAGGGCGCCATGCCCACGGGCGTGGATTACTCGAAGTTCATGCAGCCCAAGGTCGTTGGCAAGACCAACACGCCCACGCTCACGATCTTCGGGCACAGCGCCTGCACCAGCGCGTTTTCGGTCAACCTGGCCAATCAGTTGAACTGGCGCGAGCTGATCAACTGCGCAGGCGCCGCCAGCCCCGACCGCCAGCCCACGGGCTCCATCACCATGGAGTTTCCGAAGGTCACGACAAAGGACTGGACCGAGATCGTGCGCAACAGCGAGCGCGGCGCGGCCGTGATCGTCCACGGCGTGGACCCCGGCAACATCGTTGAGGTGCAGATGCCCAACATCCAGCCCGGCCCGTTCACGCTCAGCGATGACCAGGGCGTGGCAATGATGGCCTTGCCCTTCGACCTGGTGCCCATCGTCGGCGATGACGAATTGGTGCTGATCGTGCGCTGACGTGATTTCCCTTCCCCTGCCGCCAGAGGCCGCCTTGTGCGGCCTTTTGCTTTTGGTGCTCGCACGGGCCGCCGTGCGCCGCCGCATCCGCTTCCTTATTCAACAACTCTGGAGTTCATCCATGTTCAATCTCACCCCCTCGGAAACCTTCAAGGAAACCGTAAAGATTCAGGTCAAGACCGAAAGCGGCTCTTGGCGCGAAGAGTCGTTCACGGCTATTTTCCAGCGCTCCGATGAAGAGCGCCGCCAGGAACTGCACAACAAGCCCTTTGCGGAAGTCGTGGACGAATTCCTGGTGGGCTGGGAAATGAAGGATCTGCAGCGCCTGCCGGTCGAGTTCACTCCGGACAACAAGGCCGCGTTCATGCGCCTGCCTGCCGCCGTGCGTGAAACGGCCATCACTTACCTGCGCACCAACGCGGGCGCCAAAGAAAAAAACTGATTGAGGCCGCGCGCTGGTGGGCGGGCATCCGTCCGCTGCCGGTCGATCCCTTCGCGCCGCAGGAATCCATGCTGGATGCCATGCGCGCGATGGGGGCGCCGGCCGGGGACATCGAGCGCGTGGCACAGGCCATTGCCGAGCAGCGCGCAGCCGTCGATCAGTCCCCCGAGGAATTCGGGATCTACCGGGATAACTGGCCCGTTGTCACGGCCTGGCGAGCGCTGGAAACGCAATGGCATTTCGCGGGCATGGATGGCACCCGCATGGGCCTGCACTACGGCTGCGCCTCTGCCTGGCTGGACATGTTCGTGCCCCAGCGGCAGCGCCGCAAGGTCATGGTGGGCCTGATGGTCATGGAGCGCGGCGCGCTCGCGGCCATGAATGAAATCCGAGAACAAAGCAAGGAGGACTAGCAATGTCTGCATTGGGATCGCTGGTCGTCAAGCTCGCGCTGGAGTACGCGCAATTCAGCCAGGGGCTGCAGTCCTCTGAGCAGGACGTGAAGCAGCACGCCAAGCGCGTGCAGGATGCCTATGACAACATGGCCGCTGGCGTGTCGGCCCGCATGGACAGCCTCAAGGGCGCCGTGCTGGGCGCCATCGGTGGTGCCATCAGCGTGGTCGGGATCACCTCGGCCATCGCCAAGATCAAGCAGGAGACCATCGACGCCGAAAAGGAGCAGACCCAGCTCGCGGCTGCGATCAAGTCCACGGGGGGCGCGGCTGGCTGGAGCGTTGAACGGCTCAACGCCATGGCCGACAGCATGGAAAAGACCAGCACTTTCAGTGCCGGTCAGATTAACCAGGCGCAGACCCGCATGCTCAGCTATGCGGGCGTGGTGGGCGATCAGTTCCCGCGTGCCATGCAGGCCGTGATCGACATGTCCGAGCGCATGGGCTACGAGGTCACGGCCTCGGCCGAGACCATCGGCAAGGCGCTGGACGTGCCCAGCGAAGGGCTGACGGCGCTGTCAAAGCAGGGCTTTCGGTTCACCGATGCGCAAAAGGAGCTGGTCAAGCAATTCGAGCGCACGGGCCAGACCGCCAAGGCGCAGGACATCATCCTGCAGGCCCTGGAGTCCAGCTATGGCGGCGCGGCCAAGGCGGCGCGCGACACGCTGGGCGGTTCGCTGACGGCTGTCGGCAACACCATCAACAGCCTCATGACGGCGGACAGCGCGAGCCTGCCAGGCCTGCGCGATAGCGTCGAAGGGCTTAACAGCATGCTCAACAGCGATGACGTGCGCAACGGCTTTCAGACGCTGATCAGCGGGCTGATCGATGTGGGCAGCTTTGCCGCCAGCAGCATGGCCGGCATCGTCAAGCTGGGCCAGGCCGTGGCTGAGCACAAGGGCGAGATTGGTGTGGTGCTGGGCATGATCGCCGGCACGGCCACGGCTGCCGGGGCGCTGCAGGTTGCCAATGCCATCGGCGCCGCTGGCGGCGTCTGGGGGGCATTGACCAAGGTTCGCGGCGCGGTGATCGCGCTGAGCCTGGCCCTTGCGGCGAACCCGGCCACCCTGGTGCTGCTGGGCATTGGTGCGGCCACGGGCGCTGCCATTGCGTCGAACTTGGGCGACCCTGTGGGCGACCGGCTCAGCAAGGAAATTGAGTTCCAGACCGAGCGCCTGGCACAGGCCGAGGCTTTGCTTGCGCGCGCTGGTGGCCCCAAGGGGCAGATGACGGCCAAGCTTGAAGAGCGCATTGCCGGCATCAAGAGCCATCTGGATGTCTTGCGAACTGCCGCCGGCGCTGCAAAGCCAGCTGTTGAGGAGGTGGCTAATCAGGTTGCCGGTGTGGCAGCTGCCGCCAACAGCACGCAGATCCCGCTGGGCCAGTCCGAAGACTGGATCAAGAAATACGGCACGGCGGCGCAGAAAGCCGCGCTGGAAGTCGAGGAATGGAAACGCAAGCTCGGCTCTGCATTCACGCCCGAGATGCAGCGCCAGGTGGAAGAGACCTATGCCAAGCAGGATGCGGGGGCCAAGGCCAGCGCTCAGTCGGCCAAGCAGCTGCAAACCAGCTACGACAACCTGCTGCAGTCCATCGCAGAGAAGACGGCAGAGCAGCGACAGGAATTGTCCAGCGGCCAAGCTCTGGCCGAGTCCGACAAGATCCGCATCAAGTTCAATGAGGATCTGAAAGACAGCCTTAAGGGCCTGACAGCTGCCCAGCGCGCCAACGTGCTGGCCAAGATCGATACGCTGGCGGCGCTGGAGAAGGAAAACGAGGCCGCGAAGAAGGCAAAGAAGGCCGCCGAGGAAGAGCGCAAGTACCGCCAGGAATGGCTTGGCGTACAGGCCAAGACGGTCGAAGAGCTGGAGGCCGGCAACAAGTCCCTGCGCGAAGAGATTGAGCTGATCGGCCTGAGTGCGGACCAGCAGCGGGCGGTCCTTGAGCTGCGGCAACTGGCTGTGATCCTGTCCAAGGAACAGCAGCTGGCTGAGATGGAGCGTGCTGCTGCCTTGACCGGCACCATGACGGCCGAGCATGCGCTGCTGCAGCAGGAAATCGCCCTGCTGCGCGAGCGCTTGGCGCTGACCTCCCAGAAGGACGGGAAAGAGGCCGCTGCCAAGGCCTCGGCCGCCAGCGTGACCGAATGGCAAAAGGGCGTTGACCAGATCGGCCAAAGCCTCACGGACCAGCTGATGGCTGGAGGGCGGTCGTTCGGCGACTACCTCAAGAACCTGGCGCGGACGTTGATCCTGCGGCCGCTCATCATGCCGATGGTGCAGCCTGTGGCCGCCTATGCGGCGAACATGCTGGGCCTGTCTGATGGCGGTGGTACGCAGGGCAATGCCCTGGCTGGCGTCAAAAGCGTGACGGATATCTGGTCTTCGTTCTCGGGCGGCAGCTCGGGAGTGGTCGCATCGGGCGTGATCGGTCTGGGCAAGCTCATGGGCAGCAGCTTTCTGGGTGAGCTGGGCGCGGGCATCGCTGCAGGCGGGCAGCTTGGAATCGGTGGTGTGGCTTCCCTGTGGGGATCTGCCAGCGGCACGACTGCGGCCGGCATGGGTTTGGGCGCTGCCATTCCCTACATCGGCGTTGCGATTGCGATTTTCTCGCTGCTCAAGAGCGGCCTGTTTGGTTCCCGTGGCCCCAACCACTCGGGCGGTGTCTATTCGACCAGGACGGACGACTGGGACGACGCCACAAAGCAGGCGCTGGGCCAGGATGCGTGGGGCAATGCGCTGGGCGACTTCACCAAGCGCGGCAACAAGGAACTGGGCGAGCAGCTGGGCACCACGGTGAAAGCCTTGGCCGAGGTCTACAAGTCCCTGTCCAAGTACGCGAGCGGCAACGTGCGCGAGGTGGACATTGCCGCAGGCTTTGCGACGAACCCGAAGTATGGCGATGAGGACGCGCACGGCTATTTCCAGATCATCGACAAGGTGACGGGCGAAGTGCTCAAGTCGTACAAAAACCGCGACTTGGGCAACGACCCGGAAAAGGCCTTCACGCAGTTCGTCGCCGACATGGGCGGCGCGCTGGTGGGTGAGCTGAAAAAGGCTGACCTGCCGACATGGATGCGCGATGTCTTTGATGAGCTGGGCGACGACATCACGCTGGAAAGCTTCAATGCGATGCTGCAAAAGGTCCAGCTCACGGCCACGGCGGTGGAGGGGTGGACAAACAACATCGTCAACTTCGGCGAGATGGGCGACAAGGCGATTGCCAAGCTCATCAAGGACATGGGGGGCATCGAGAACGCGATAGCGGGCATCGACGCCTTCTATGCCGGCTTCTACACCGAAAGCGAACGGGTCGAGAACGCCGCGAAGGTGCTGGACAAGTCGCTGAAGGATCTGAAGCTGGAGATTGACCCGCGCCAGGGCCAGGCCGCAAAAGAGCAGTTCCGCAAGCTGATCGAAGCGGCGATGGCCGCCGGCGATGTCGAACTGCTCGCCAAGCTGCTGCCCATGGCACAGATGTTCGGCGAGGTGGCCGATGCTGCTGGCCGCGTGCTGGATGGCCTGAAGGAGGACCGCTCCAAGCTGGAGGCCGAATATCTGCGCGCAACGGGCCAGACGGACAAGTACCGCGAGGCCCTGCGCAAGCTGGCGACCGAAGGAATGACTGAGGCCGAGCGCGCCGCGTGGGACTACAACGAGGCGCTGCGTGCCGAGATCGCAGCACGCGACAAGCAGACGGATCTGGAGCGGCAGTTGCTGGAGCTTTCCGGCGACACGGCCGAGCTGCGCCGGCGCGAGCTGGCCGCGCTGGACCCGAGCAACCGCGCGCTGCAGCAGCGGATATGGGCGATTGAGGACGAGCGCGAGGCCGTGACAGCGGCCCACGATCTGTTCCGGCGCGCGTACCAACGCGACCGCGATGCGCTGCAGGACCAGGCGGCAACGCTGCAAAGCACCATCAGTGCGATCAGCTCGGCCGTGGGCATGCTCAACAGCACGGCCAATGATTTGTGGGGCAGCGTGGACAGCACGCGGCAATTGCTGGCAGCGCAGGGGATGGTCTACATCGAGCGCGCGCTGGCGGGCATGCGTGCCGGGGCTTCGGTCACGGACTATGCAGGCCTGCAGGACGCCATCGGTGCAGCGCGCAATGGCATCACCAGCGGGGAGTACACCAGCGAGTTTGAACGCCGGCGCGACACCAAGGTGCTGGCGGGTCAACTGGCCGAGATGGGCGAGATTGCCGGCATACAGCTGTCGTTTGAAGAGCGGCAACTGAAGGCGGTGCAGACCCAGATCGAGCAGCTGGATGCCCTGGCCAATACCGCTGACGAGCTCGTCAACGGCACAGCTGCGCTCAGCGACACGGTGCGCGGGTACTTCGACAAGCTGCTGGCGGCGCTTGGCACGACAAAGCCGAGCACGCCGGGCAAGCAGCCTGGCAAGGACGACGGCGGCGCAGTGTGGGGGCCTGGAGGTGGCGGCACCGATCCCGTGGACTCAAAGTATTCGCGGCCGCGCATTGATGGCTCTGGCGGCACTTGGTATGAGCCTGTCGTGGACGCCGGGACTGTCGGCAAGCTGGATGGCTTGTTTGACAAGTACCACGCCTATGACGGCACGGGCGACCTCAACAGTCTCATGCAGACCATGCGGGACGCCGGCGCCACGCTCCAAGACCTGGAGGCCTTGAGCGGGTTCTACGCGCGCGATTGGGCCGAGGTCGAAAAGATCACCGGCATCAAGTTGCCCGCCTTCGATATCGGCACCAACTACGTTCCGTTCGACATGCCGGCCATCGTGCATGCGGGCGAGCGCATCGTGCCTGCGGCCGACAACCGCAGGCTGATGGCTGCGCTGGATGGTGCTGGCGGCCCTGCAGGCGGGGCAGTGCTGGAGGTGCTGCAGGCGGTGCGCGAAGGGATCGATGCCCTGCGCGAAGCGGCCGAAGCAACCGCAGGACACACGAGCGTGCTGCCCGATTACACGGACCAGCGCGACCGCGTGAGCGGCGGCGGAAATGCGGACTACGTGGTGATTGCCAATGTGGAAGAGGTGGCCGAAGGGCTGGCGAAGGTATTGGAGAAAGGAACGGCATGAACATACTTTTGCCCATCACGATCACGGAAGCCATGATTGCGGCCGGGACCACCATCCCGGCCGTCGATGCGGGCATGGGGGAGGTGGCGTGGGTGGCCGGCGACTATGCGCTGGGCGCCCGGCTCACCTACAAAGGGTGGACCTGGCAGTGCACCAAAGCCATTGCCGGTGCCCCCGTCAATGCCTACACGCCCGACGATCCGCGCGCATCGCAGCACTGGGAAAAGGATGAGACCTCTCCCACGAATCGAATGGCGCCGTTTGACGAATATGTCTTCACGGCAGCGAAGCAACGCGGGGGCCTCAAGTATGTCTTGACGCCCCCGTTTTTCAATGGGGTGGCGATGTACGGGGTGGAGGCGGACCAGACCGATATCAAGGTCTATGAGCCAGGTGCTGCACCTGGTGCGCCGCCCATTCACTCGCATGGGCAAACCATGTGGGAACAGGCGTTTGGCGAGTGGGAATACCTGTTCGGCAATCTCGACAAGACCAACAAATACACGGGCTCGGGTTATCCAATCCGGCCCGTGTCTTCGTTGGAAATCACGCTGAGCCGCAGCGATCCGCAGGCCATGGCCGAGCTGGGCTATCTCAGCATCGGCCAATGGCAGCAGCTTCTTGCGCCGCTGTCGGACAAGGGCGGCACGGAGTTTGGCGCGGAGGTTTCGCCCAAACGCTATGGCCTCTGGAAAGCCAATGGCGACGGCACCTACCTGCGGCAAAAAGGCCGCGTGGCCAAGCTCATCACCGCATCGGTGCTGATCAATGCCAAGGACGCCCCGCGTGTCTCGCGGCTGCTGGAAAAGATCATCGATATCCCCGTGGCTGTCGAGGCCAGCGATCTGCCGCAGTACGGCCATATCTCAACAGTCGGTTTTGTTACCGGCACGGTGCGCGCTGAGCGCGCCACTTACGCAAGAGTCAATATCAAAGTAGAGGGCAACGTATGAGCCTGATCCCTGAAATTCCGGCGGCACCATTCGTGCCGCTCTATCCGGCCCTGGGGAGCCTGAATTTCAACCAGGAGGCCTATGCCTATGGCACGGCCATGCCTGGCGTGACGACGCGGCTGCGGGAGATTGCGGCTGCTTGCCGTGAGTGTGCCCTTGCTGCCCGTGAAGATGCGATGTCGGCAGAGGCCTCGCGCATGCAGTCAGCGCAGCAGGCTGACCAGGCCATGAGCTATCGCAACCAGGCAGCGAACTCGGCGACCGCTGCAGCTGGCAGCGCGGCCACGGCGAGCACTCACGCGAGCAACGCCGTGGGGGCTTACACGCAGATGCAGGCCCTGTATCTGGGGGCGAAGACCTCCAACCCTATCAAGGACAACCAAGGCAATGCGCTGCAGCTCGGTGCCTGGTACACCTATGTGGGCACTGACCCGGCTCTCAAGGGGGTGTGGCTATGGTGGGACGGCACAGGCTGGAATCCCGGGATCGGGCCTGTGATCGGCACGCTGATGCCTAAATCTGGTGGCAAGTTCACGGGGTACGCATCCGGCCCTGCGGGTGCCAAGGGCGAGGAGTTTCCGCAGGCCCAGGAAGTGCTGCCACGCAAGGTGGTCAATCTTGCAACGGCTACTGCCGACCTGAACCTGTTGCCGCATGAAGTGATGTTTGCGGATGGCGCCGACTTGTCGAACAGGCCGGCTTCTGGCGATACATGGCACTACTTCTTTCAGATTCCGCACTCTTCACCGGGCTACAAGCTGCAGATATCTGCGGGGCTCACGGCGAACACACCTCTGTTTTTCCGCCGGCAGGTAAACGGCCAGTGGAACACCCCAGGTGGCTGGCGGCGCTTGCTTGACGCCATGGATTGCACGCCCGATGTCAAAGCCGAAGCCATCGCGTCTAGCGTGACGGACTGGGAAATCAATGCGGGCGCTGGTGCGATCCAGCAAGTCTACATATCAGGTCCGATTAAGTTCTGGATGGCTCCACATCGCAGGCCTTCGGAAACTGTGATCCTGAAAGTCCAGTTCCTTGGCGCCCCCCACGCAATCGCTTTTGACGCTGCCGTCATCCAGCCAAAAACGCCTATCCCTCCCTACGCTGCTAATGATGTGCTGACCATGTTGTTTATGCACCGGGTGGGCACAAGCCGGTACGACCTCTACTACTGCGGAGTTAACCTGCCGTGATCCATCTGTACTTGCTGGCTGCGGCGGCACGAACGGCCGTCGTCAACATCAATGCACACGCATGGAAGCCCAATGTGCTCGCGCTCGCGCAAGCGGCCGGCTGGCGCCTTGGGATGATGCTTGAGGTGAATGTGGCGGCGGGTGTCAACGTCTGCAATCTTGTCTTCACCGGGCTCCCGCATGACATCGCCACGCTGACAAATCGCGGGGATATCGGTGGGGAGCGCAATAGTGGCACAGGCCTCAAAACTGACGTACGCATTCGCGTCAACAACCTCAATCGAATTTTTGGAGGTGGCGGCGGTGGAGGCAGTGGCGGCGGCGCGTCGGGCAGCTACAGCACCGCGAGGCTCTTTGGCTACGGCGGTGCGCCAGGCGACGGGGCTGGTTTCTACCAAGCCGGTAGCTCCTTTGTGCTGGGCACAGCGCAAAGCGGTAGCTGGGGCGGGTACGAGGCATACAGCGGGGCTTTGTTCGGTGGGGACTCCATGCCTTGGGTTTCTGGTGGAGGTGGCGGCAACGGCGGAGCGCTGGGACAGTCCGGCAGCTATGGAGGACCTGGCAGCTATGGCGGCTCCATCTGGAGTCCTGCTGCAGACAACGGATGGGAGGGCGGCCGGGCGGGCTATGCGGTAGAGGGCAATGCCCTTATTACCTGGATAGCTCAAGGAACGATCACTGGCCCCCGTATCTGAAGGGCATCAATCTATGAACTACATCGACAAAGAAACAGACGCATGGCCGCTGACGGTAGAGGCCATCGCGCAAGCGCATCCCGAATGGGCCAACCCTTGGCTGCTGCCGCGCTATTCCTCTATCACTGAGGCGCAAGCTCCTGACTACGACAGGCTCACGCACAAGCTGGTCCGCAAAACGGTGCTTGATGTGATGGACGGAGAGCATGTGTGGGACTGGGAGACTGTGCTGCTGGATGCTCAAGAACTGGCCGACGTGCAAGCCCAGGAGCAGGCCCGCAGGCAGGCGCAGTTGGAGGCCATCCGCCTCGCGCGGCGCGTAACGAAGCGCCAGGCCCTGCTTGCGCTGTGGGACCTGTGCGGAATCAAGGAGGCCGATCTGCTGGCCGTCATTGATGCAGAGCAAGACGAGAACGCACGCTACAGGACACAAATCGACTGGCAGGGTGCCGCATACATCGAGCACGACAGTCCCACGGTGCTGATGCTCGCACAGGCACTCAATATCACTCAACGGCTCGGCGAGCTATTCGACTACGCGGCTGCCCAGTAGCAGTGTGCAGCGCGATCCCATCACAACCCGCCTCGGCGGGTTTTTTCATGCCCGGAGGAGGGCACATGGACAACAACTGGTTCGATCAACTTCTACCCAAAGTGCCGGGGATTCTCGGCAGTGCAGGAGCGCTTATGTGGATGCAAGGTACATGGCCCCGTAAGGGTGCAATGTTGGTGCTCGGGATAGCGGCGAGCAACTACGGTACGCCTGACTTCGTGGTGGCGACAGGCCTTTCCGAGGGGCTGGCCGGCTTCGTCGTCGGCATGTTCTCGATGACTGCGGCCGACTGGGTGTTCCGGGCGTGGGATCAGTTCGCACTCGGGCCGCTGCTCAATGAGTGGGTGCGTAAGCGCCTGGGTCTGCCGCCAAAGGATGGGGGTGCTGTATGACTCCCCATTTCAGCTTGGCCGAACTCACTGCCAGCGCCACGGCACAGCGCCTGGGACTGGACAACATGCCAACGCCCGAGGCTCTGCAGCGCCTGGCACTCACGGCCGCGATGCTGGAGCGCGTACGTGCGCACCTGGGCGTTCCCATCATCGTGACCAGCGGCTATCGCTCGCGCGCCGTCAATGCGGCCGTGGGCGGTGTCACCAGCAGCGATCACGCCATCGGCGCGGCCGCTGACATCGTGGCACCCAGCTACGGAGCGCCGTATGCCGTCGCCAAGGCCCTGGCCCCGCATGTCAACGCGCTGGGCATCGGGCAAATCATCTATGAGTCCGTGGGGGGCAAGCGCTGGGTGCACTTGTCCACGCGCACGCCGGACAAGCCCGTCAACCGCGTGATCACCGTCAGCGGAAAAAACACCCTAATGGGCATTCAGGAGGTCTAGATGCTGACCCTCCTTAAATCCCGCGCCTGGCAGCTCCTGGTCCTGGTGCTGGCCGCACTGCTGCTGTGGCAAGGCCTGGCGCACCAAGTTGCACTGCGTGCGGCCGACAAGGCCCGCGCCGACCTGGCGACCGAGCGCGCGGCTGCAGCTGCAGCGGCCGCTGAAACCTCCGAGCGATATCGAAAACTGGAAGGGACCTACCGTGAAAACCTCGACGCCATCACCCGCGAGGCGGGCCAGGCACAAGCTCGTGCTGCTGCCGATGCTGACGCTGCCCGCGCTGCTGCTGGCCGGCTGCGCGGCGACCTCGCCGACTACATCACCGCCCATCGTGCGGCCGCCAATGCTCGCGCCTCTGCCGGACAGTGCGCGCCAGACACCGGCGCCCTCGATCTGCTCGCCGAGCTGCAGCGCCGCGCTGACGAGCGAGCGGGAGCGCTGGCGCGCATTGCTGACAACGCCCGTGCCCGGGGCGGTGCCTGCGAGCGTGCCTTTGATGCCGGCATCGGGATGCAATCTTCCTAACCACAAGGCGTCACCAATCAAAAGCAGCAGAGCCTGCTCCGGTAAGCGAGCGCGTTCAGCGCAGCGGTGATGTAAGGCGGGAGAAGGGGGGCGCGGGTCTGAGTGGACTCTACAGCTTGTGTGGCGTACTGAACAGTACGCCACACAAGTAGATCAGACGGCCTAGAGGTCAACTTTAGTCAGTGACTAGCGACCGGAGATGCTCCTGGTCGTTGACATGGGTATAGTGTACAAAAAATTTCTTGCTATGTCTACCCAACCTACTCCTCAATTTTCGATCAAGAAGCAGCGCATCGATGTCCTGTTTGAAGCTATGTTCCATGGGAAATGGAGCTTTGGGGATTTTGTTAGTGCGTCGGTACAAACAAACACTATTTCCAAGTCTTTTACTCACGGTGGAAGAACTCGGAATCTACTGGTGCCTAGCGAAAAACTTAAGAGCTTTCATGAGTTTTTGAGATTGTTTTTGTTGGATTTTCTTCCGTTCAATGAAGATGTAGTCTTTTCATACCGAAAAGGCATGAGTGCTTACGACGCAGTTATAAAGCATGCGGCAAGCAAGTCCTTCTTTGTTTGTGACATTGCAAATTTTTTCCCGAGTATTAAACGTGACCGTATAAGAACTGCTCTGCTTAGAGCAAAGGAATGTTGTCCTATCGAGGACCTGGAATCCGTTATTGAAAGAATTTTAGATCTTGTTTGCACTGATTCCGGTTTGCCGCAGGGATTTTCAACTTCTCCGGTAATTAGTAATTCAGTGCTATTGGATTTCGATAATGCCTTTCATGCGTATGCTCTCGGTGAGGGCTTGGAGTTTACGCGATATTCGGATGACATAATAATTTCTTCAAGAAATTCTGAAGCGATTCAGGGGATTGAAGCCATTGTGAGTCATTGTCTTCACGATACTATGGGGGGTGATTTTTCTTTGCATTATGGAAAATCTAGGCTTCTGCATAGTGGTGTAAAGATCAAGCTGCTTGGTATGGTGTTATTGCCGAATGGAAAAGTGTCGGTGGATGCAAATGTGAAAGATGAAATAGAAGTATTGATTCATTTTTATTTGCATGACAGAAGCAAGTTCGCTGATAAGGTTGATGGTGACACGCGAAAAGCAGAGGCACGACTCTCTGGTCTTATTAATTACGTGAATACAATTGATCAATCATATCTTGATAAGCTTCGGAGAAAATTTGGCGTGACAGTTGTTGATTATTTTCTGCATCGCTCTTTTTCTTAA